CACTTAATCCAGGAGAAAAAGCAAAGGAAACAAATCCAGGACGACCAAATTCAAATTTTGACCCATTTGTTACAAGTATATTACGGCAAGTGGGAAGTGCTTTAGAAGTACCTTATGAACTTTTAATAAAGCATTTTACAGCAAGTTATTCAGCAAGCCGTGCAGCACTACTTGAAGCATGGAAAATGTTTAGAAAAAGAAGGGAATGGTTTACAGAAAATTTTATTCAGCCTGTATATGAAGAATGGCTTAACGAAGCTTATTTGCTTGGAAGGGTGGAACTAAAAAATTATGGTTCAGATTTTTTAATAGATAAAGCCTGGTCAGGTTCACAATGGAACGGACCGAGTCAGGGACAGATAGATCCGCTTAAGGAAGCTAATGCAGCAGTTATAAGAATTAATAATGGATTATCTACAAGAACAAGAGAAACTGCAGAACTTAACGGAGGAGATTTTGAACAGAATGCAAGACTTCTTGCAAAAGAAAATAAATCATTAATGGAGAAAGGAGTGATAACAAATGGCAAATCAATCGGAGTTAAAGATAATGAATCTGAAGACTGATGGTAGTGGGAAAAATGCAGAATTAACTTTATATGGAGATATAGGAGACAGTTTCTGGGAAGACATTTCTGCAAAAAGACTTGTTCAGGAACTTGAAACTTTGGACGTTGAAAACATAACTTTGAATATAAGTTCAAATGGTGGAGGAGCAACTGCCGCAATAGCTATAGCAAATGCACTAAAAAGACATAAGGCGAGAGTTATAGCTAATATTGATGGTATTGCAGCAAGTGCTGCTACTATAATAACTAGTGCATGTGATATTGTAAGAATGCCTAAAAATGCACTATTTATGATTCATAATCCGTGGACAATAGCCATGGGAGAAGAAAAAGATTTTGAAAAAATGGCAGAAACATTATCTAAAGTTAAAAATAGCATAATTGAAACATATATTGATAAAACAGGAATGAACAAAGAAAAATTATCTGAACTGATGGATAAAGAAAGCTGGTTTAATGCTAATGAAGCTAAAGAATATGGTTTTGTTGATGAAATAACCGACAATACTGATATGGAAATTATCGAAAATAAAATCTTATCACATGGAATGGTATTTAATATGACCAAGTTTAAAAATTTTAAAATAAGTAATAACAGTAATGTAAATAATAAAAAAGAGGAGGATAAAATGACATTAGCGGAACTGAAAAGTAAGTTTCCAGAATTTTATGACCAAGTTTTTAATGAAGGAAAGGAAGCTGGAATAAACAAAGAAAATGAAAGAATGAAGGCGATTGATGAAATGAAAATTTCCAATTACCCCGAACTTGTTGAAAGTGCCAAATACACTGAAAAAATAGAAGCAAGTGAACTGGCTATGAAAGTACTTAAAAAACAAAATGAGGAAAAGGCAGAGAAACTAGAAGGTCTTAAGAATGAAAGTCAGAGTAATTTTATACCACCTATAGCTAACAATGGGACAGAAGAAAAATCTGAAACAAAAAAGTTCATGGGTGTAGATATTGCAAATATTTTATCAAAAATGAATAAAAAAACAGAGGAGGGAAAATAATGGATTTTGTGACAAAAGGAAATGAATATGGATATGATCAGATTTTAAGTGGAACAGGACATAAATATATGGAATTAGTAGTACCTCAGGGAAAGAAAGTTAAAAGAGGAGATGCCGTAAATGACCAAGCACAACTATCGGACGGAACTGACTTATTTGGAATAGTGATGGAAACTGCAGATGGAACTGCAACTAAAACTAAAACAACAGTAGCTGTTTCAGGAGAAGTTATATATGAAGGTTTAGCAGTTAAAAGTGCAACAGTAAAGGCAGATTTTATAAAAAAAGCAAGAGATAAAGGAATAATAGTTAAAGAATTAGGAGGTAGAGAATAGTATGTCAGCAGTAATAGAATTTATAGGGTTATATGACCAGAATGTAGTAAAACCTAAATCATTTATTAAGGACAATTATTTTAAGAAAAGAAAAACTTCAGAAAATCAGAAAATGGAAATTGAATTTAGAAAAGGAAGACAGCTTATAGCACCTTTTGTATCTGAATTTATTCTAGGAACAGAAATGATAAAGAATACATATGAGAGTAAGTACTTTCAAGCTCCGAAGGTAGCTCCAAAAAGAACTTTTTCAGCATTTGAACTGTATTTTAACAAGACAGCTGGAGAAACAATATATGGAGGAAAAAGTCCGGAGGAAAGAAAAGCAGATTTGCTTGCTGAATCATTTGCAGAATTTGAAGAACAGATAACAAGACGTGAAGAAAAAATGTGTACAGATGCATTATTTAATGGAAAAGTAGTTGTAAAAGGTGAAGGGATTGAAGGAGAAATTGCGTTTGGAACAGTTGAAAATATTATTCCTGCCACATTATGGACACAAGCAAATGCAGACATAATAGGAGATATACAAGGGGCTATAACAAAAATAGGAGAAAATACAGGATTAAGACCTGAAATGATTTTAATGGATCCTGTTGCTGCAAAATTATTTGTAGAAAATGAAAAAATACAGAAATTACTTGATATAAGAAATTACCATATGGGAGATGTTAATCCACATGAAATAGCTGGTGGAGCTATTTATATAGGAACTCTTGCACCATTTGGACTTCCAATTTATTCTTATCAGTCTAAATATTCTGTATTAAAAGCAGATGGTAAAACTTATGAAAGTAAGGACTTAATACCTGAAGGAACAGTTTTATTAGCTCCAAGCAACAATACAATAATATATGGACCTGCTGCAGATGTGGAACAAGGAATAATTGTTGCAGAACGTGCTGTATTTACGGATAAAGATTCTAAATCAAATACTGTAGAAATCAGAACTGAATCAAGACCGTTGCCAGTTGTTTATGATATTGAAGCTATAAAGATATTGAAAGTGAAGTAGGTGAATAGATATGACATATAAAGTATTAAAACCACTGGTTTACGGCGGAATAGCATATTCTGAGGGACAGGAAGTAGATATTATAGAAAAATCTGTTGCTGAAAACTGTCTTGAAAGAGAGCTTATAGCTGAAATAACTGACACAGAAGTAGTAGAAACAGAAGTGACAGGAGGAACAGACAGTACAGAAATAACTGAAGATAATGAAGATGCTACTGGAGAAGTAGTGTCTTCTGAAGAAAATACAGAAACTGAAGAAACAGAAAATAATGAAGAAGAGGCAAAGCCTGAAAAAACTGGCAAAAGAAACAGAAATAATAAATAAATCAAAATAAATAAGAGAAAATAGAAATAGTAGGTGATGTTATGGGATTTAAAGAAGTAGTTGATGATGATATTCAAAATATATTTCTAAATGCTTCAGAATTTGGCACAGAACACACTTTAAATGGAAGAAAGGTAATATGTGTCGTTGACGAAGAAAAATTTCAAAATAAGCAGAAGAACGGACTCATAACACAGGAAGATGGAGTTTATCAGAACGGATTTACTTTATTTATTGGAAATCCGTATCTGAAACTGCAACCTCATACCGGTGAGACATTAAAACTGGACGGAGTTAAATATGAGGTTGTGGCAAGTAAACATGATATGGGAATGTATGAGATTGACTTAGTCAGAAACGAGGAAATTTAGATGTTAGAAGTAAAATTTGATGTGGATCAGCTGGGACAGATATTGGAATATTTTCCAGAATTAAAAAATAAACTTCCAAAAGCAACTGCTATGGTCATTAATCGGAGCTTAGCAATGACAAAAACTGAACAAGTTAGAAGAGCAAGGGCAATGTACACAATTAAATATGGAGATTTGTTAGCTGATTTAAAAATAGTGAAAGCTACTACATCAACACTATATGGAAGTATTGAAAGCAAAGGAAATGTTATTGGACTTGACCATTTTAAGTTAGCTCCAAAAACTAGAAATAAAAAAAGAGTAAAAGCGGGAGTAAAAGGAAGTAGAATGAAATCCTTGCCAAATGCTTTTATAGCCTATAATGATGGACGATTAGGTGCCTTTGTAAGAACTGGGAAATCAAGTTTACCTATAAAGAGGTTGAAAGGACCATCTGCTCCACAGATGTTAGGAGAAATGAGCATACTGGACTACTTGCAAGGATTTGCAGAAGAGAAGTTCAATATGAGATTTGAGCATGAAATGGGGCGATTGATTAAATGATACAGCATACAGAAAAACATTTATATGATTTCCTGAAAAAAATTATGGAAGAAGAAAACATGAAAAACAAAGGCTTTAAAGTTTATAGAGGATTTCTTCCTTCTAATGATTTTGAAGACAGGGAAAACGGAAAAAAAACAAATGACTACTTTCCTTTCGTAATTTTAAGAGCAGTTGAATTTTCTCAGGAAAGAGAAAATTTCAATGACTATAACAGTTTTGCTGATTTTGAAATCTGGATAGGAACTAAGGAGGAAAAGGAAAAGGATTATATAAATAATCTGGCTGTTGGAGACTATATCAGAGAAAAAATACTTGAAGAAAGTACTAAAGACGGAAGTTTTGCTGTTGATCAGACAAAAGAGTTTAAAGTGACCTTTCATAGTGACGCTTCAGAGCCGTATTTTTATTCAAGAATAACTTTTTCTGTTTATGCTGAACCGATAACCTCAAAAATAGAAATGTTTAGAAGAATAGTGAAATAAGGAGGAAAAAATGAACGAAGAAATTAAATATATTTATCTTGGAAGAAACATAGATTTGCTTGAATTTGGTTTTGTAAAAGGAAATGTATATTATGGAGAAAAAATAGAAGAATTAAAGAAAAAATATCCGTTGCTGGAGAAATTGTTGATAAATGTCGAAGAATTAGCAGGATATGAAAAAAATGAATTATTCCTTGAAAAAATATCACAGGAATTAAAAGAAGAAGTAAAAGAGAAGATAGGAGGGAGTGAATAATGGCTTATAAGCATGGAACATATCAGACAGAAGTTGCATCTGATATTAATTTACCTGTAATACTTGATTATGGGCATTTCATAGTTGGAACAGCACCTGTTCATAAGGTAAAGAAAGATAAAAGAAAAATAAATGAACTTGTGAGACTTGCTAATTACAGAGAAGCTATTGAATATTTTGGAGATACCTATGACTTAGATTTTAGTATTTCTCAGGCGATAAAAGTATTTTTTGAGTTATATGCTGTTGCACCACTTTATGTTGTAAACATATTTGACCCAGCAAAGCATAAAACATCAAAGAAAACTGAACAGGGACTGGAAGTAAAAGGTGGAAAAGTATTAGTCAAAAATCACAAGATAATGACTGATACTCTTGTAGTTAAAGAAAATACTACATCACAGCCTATAGCGGATGCTTTGACTATTTGGACGGAAGAGGGACTTGAAATATATGCTAAACCTTCTACTGGAACAAAAATAGATATTGAGTATGAAGAAGCAGATTTGTCAGCTGTTACTAAGACTGAAGCAATAGGCGGATATCATGCTGATAGTATGAAAAGGACAGGACTTGAACTGATTAATGATATATTCTTGAAATTTTCAGAACTTCCGGCATTTATAGATGTCCCTGATTTTTCGCATGAATCAGATGTTGCTGCAGTTATGGCTACTAAAGCAACTAATATCAACGGTGGAATGTTTGAATCTATGGCATTAATAAATGCACCGATTAACAAAAGATACGATGAAATTCCTGAATGGAAGGACAGTAAAAATATATTAGATAAAGATCAGCTGATTTTATACGGAATGATTGGACTAGCCAAGAAAAGATATTACCAGTCATTACATTATGCTGCTTTATCAATGTCTGTTGACAACGAAAATGATGGAATACCTTCACAGTCTCCATCGAATTATAAATATAAAATGGATTCTCTTTTATATAAAAATTCTCAAGGAAATTTTGAAGAAATAATACTGGACAGGGAAACGCAGGCTAACTTCTTGAATAAAAATGGAATAATAACTGCTATCAGTTTCAAAGGCTGGAGAAACTGGGGAACTGAAACAGCTAAAAATCCATTAGCCACTGATCCAAAGGACAAGTTTTCTTACTCAAGAAGACTGTTCAAATATATTGGTAATGAGCTTGTAATAAGCTATTTTGATAGAGTGGATAAGAAATTCTCATTGAAATTGGCAGAAACTGTCACAAAATCAATGAATATTAGATTGAATGCATTGGTTGCATCTAACAATTTTTTAGAAGCAAATGCTGAATTATCAGTTACAGATAATAATTTAATCAACATAATCAATGGCGATATTACTTGGATTATAAATCTCGGAATAATTCCTGGCTTGAAGTCTATGACATTCAAGAAAAAATATGATGTTAATGCCTTAACTGAATTTGCAGGCAAACTGAAAGAAATAGGAGGTTAGATAGATGCAGAAGAATAAAATACCTAATGGGTTAATTGATGCCGAAATATATATAAATGGCTCAAATAATATGGCTGGGACGGGAGAAGTGGAATTGCCGAACATTGAGTATGCCACAATCACTTCGGAACAGATGGGATTAGCCGCGGAAGTAGAAATGCCTTTAATCGGAAGATTTAAAAAGCTTGAAGCTAAAATTAAGATGGACACTGTCGATGATTCTTTAATAGGATTTAACAATGAAGAACCACTTCTCGTTGAATTTAAAGGGGCATATCAGTATACAAACAAAGTAACGCATGGAGTAGGTCTGGGCGACATAGATGCCACATTTAAGGGCATGATAAAAAAGATGGATGGAATCAAAGGAAAGCCTGGAACTAAAATGGAAACAAGTTTTGACATAGGTTGTACATATTATAAGCTTACGATAGGTGGAAAAACTATAATTGAGATAGATGTACTTAATAATATAAGTAACATAAACGGAGCTACTAACTCTAAATTGAGAAGATATCTAGGACTAATATAAAAACAGGAGGTAAAAAATGGCAGAAGTAATTAAATTAAATCGGGAATATACTCTTGATGGAAAAAAATATAAAGAAATTGAATTGGATTTTGAAAACTTGACAGGGAAAAAATTGTTAATCGCTGAAAGTGAATTTAAAAAAAGAAATAAAGGAGCAGCTGTAAAAGAACTTGAAGATGGATGGTTACTTACTGTAGCTGAGAAAGCCAGCGGAATAAAATACGGAAGTTTGCTTGAACTAAAAGGAAAAGATTATATAAAAGTAATAAATGCAGCAAGAAATTTTATAGTAGTCTCGGATTCAGAAGAGACTACTGCAGATACAGGGAACGTGGAAGAAACGAATCAGGAAGAGATTTTGGGAACAGAGTAAGTCAAAATATACAGTTGCAGGATATAGTGACTGATTTACTGGAAGTCTTGAATATGAAAAATGATTTTAAGAGCAGTCTGAATATAAGCTATGAAACATTAATGTCTTGTAGCTTATATGAACTGACTGGCTACTGGAGTATAAGGGCAGAGGAATTAGTTCAAGAAGCAGAAGTACGGTATGAAAATAGTAAGGAATAAAAAAAAACGGCTTATAACAAGTCGTCTGAATTTTCTTTTATTATTGAATAAATAAACGTACATAACATAGCCAATAGTGCCCACCCAATTGGACCTAGCAGAATCAAAATTCCTGCAAGAATAAGAAAAAATACAACAGAAAATGGAGCGAATATTAATACAGCTATACTTGCTACAATTATAAATAATATTTTTTCTTGAATTGTATATTTATCTTTATTTTTAATTATAGATTTTATTTTTTTCATAATAATCACCTTTCAGATAATTTATATTAATAATATACTACAAAATTTAAAGAAAATCAATAAGAAAGGGGGAGAAAAATGTCCAGAGCAGTTGAATTAAGTTTTATAATTGGAGCTACAACAACTGGAGCAATGGCTGGTTTTGCAAAAGTATCTAAAGCATTGAAGGAAGTAAAAGATAATACTGAAAATTTGGTAAGAGCTTCAACTAAATTAGAAAAAATGGATAAAGCATCTAAGAAAATGATTGAGTTAAACAAAGCTTACAGTGAAGCTTCTAAAAAATTAAAAATGTTACAGGAAGCTCAAAAGAAAGCTGGAACCAGTGGGAGTTTATTTAATGAACAGATAAAAAAGCAGGAACGGATTTTAAATGATTTAAATAGGCAGAAAGAAAGACAAAAGCATGTTTTTGAAGCAGCTAGAAGTTCTATAGAAAAAGAAGGATATGCTTTAAGAGGATATAAAGAGAGTTTAGAAAAAGTAAATAAAGAACTTAAAATAAATAACAAACTAAAAGAAATACAGGCAATACATGAAAAAAGAATGGCTTTTCTTGATAAAGCACAGCAATATGGAGATAAAGTATTAAGAAGAGGAGCTATAGCAGGAGCTGTAACATTAGCACCTTTAAAAATTTATATGGATGTTGAGGAATCACAGGCAGATTTGAGGAAAATGCTTGGAGATGAAGCACAGAAGTATTATGGAGCTTTGAGAGAAATTTCAGATAATTCTCCTTTAAGCCAGCCAGAAGTTTTTGAAATAGCTGGATCTTTAGCACAATCTGGAGTAGCAAGTGAAAATCTTGTTGAATTTACTAAAAAAGCTAACCAGCTTAAAGTTGCTTTTGATATTACTACACAGGAAGCAGGGCAATTTCTAGCTAAAACAAAAGAACAGCTTGGACTGACTAAAGAGGAAATGTTTTCATTTGCTGATACTATCAATTATATGTCTGATAATACTGCCTCTACTGCGTCACAATTAGTAGATTTTTCGCAGAGAGTAGGTTCAGTAGCAAGAACTGCTAATGTATCAAAAGAAGCAAATATTGCATTAGGAGCAACTCTTATTGCTACTGGAACAGAAGCAAATGTGGCTGCAACAGGAATAAAACAGTTATATTTGGAACTCGGAAAAGGAGCAGACACTAAGAAGAAAGCTAATGCTTTATCTTTTTTAGGAATAAATGGAGAAACTTTAGCACATGATATGGCAAGAGATGCAGAGGGAACTATTTTAAGTGTACTTGAAAAAATAAAGAGTTCCCATGCCGGAGATAAAATTGGGCTACTGACAGATATATTTGGCGAACAGGCAGCAAACAGTATAGCAACATTGGCAAATGATACTGATAAATTAAGAGAAAATTTATCAAAAGCTAAATCTGAAATGGCAAATGGAGCGGTTGAAAAAGAATATGCTGAACGTATGAAAACATTAGGAACACAGTTAAAGGTAGCCAAAAATCAGTTAATGAATTCTTTGGCCGATGTAGGTTTAGCATTAGCTCCTTCTATAAAAAATTTATTGACAGCAACTAAACCAATACTTGAGAATATAGCAACTTGGATAAAACAGAATCCAAAGTTAGTTAGTGGATTAATGAAAGCTATAGGTGCTTTTGCTTTATTTAATTTAGGATTAGGAGGAAGCTTAAAGTTTGGAACTCCATTTATAAAGACTATTTTAGGGGTAGTAAATGTATTTTCTAAATTAAATGCTGCTGGAGGACTTGTGGCAGGTTTTTCTAAAGTTTTTCCTGGATTATCAAAATTTGGAAGTATATTAGCTCCTTTGGGTAAAAATTTAGTTGGTGTTTTTTCAAAAGGTGGAATATCTATATTAAAGTTGCTTAATCCTTTAAATGCAATCAAAATGGCATTTGGAGGACTAAAATTAGGAGCTGCATCGTCTGTTAATATTTTAAAATTGCTGTTTAATCCTTTTAAACTTTTAAAAAGTGTAATTGGAATAATAAAAAGTGTAGGATTAGCAATAAAATTAGCTTTTATGGCAAATCCAATAGGATTTTTAATTGGAGCAATAGTTGCATTAATTGCAATATTTGTAATTCTGTATACTAAATCTACATGGTTTAGAAACGGAGTAAATAATGCAATCAAACAGATAATACCACATGTTAAGGAACTTGGAAGATTGATTAAACAGGGAATAGGACAGGCTATAAGCTGGGTTTCTAGTAAAATGGAACAAGCAGGACCTCATATGAGAAATGCCTGGAACAGTTTAAAGCCAGTTTTATCAGTAATAGGAACTATACTAAAAGTAATTATTGTAGTTGCTATAAGATTAGTAATATCAACAATAAAGGCATTAATGGCGAACTTTAAATTTCTTGCAACAGTAGCTGGTGGAGTATTTAAAATGATAAGCAGTTCTATAAAGATGGCGATAGGAATCTGGAAGGGAATTTTTAAATTATTTGTAGCTTTTTTTACTGGAAAATGGAATGAAATTCCTGGAATTGTTTCAGGTGTATGGGAAAGTGTGAAATCTGGAATAAGTGGATTTGTTGAAGGTGCTAAAGGAATTTTAAAAGGCTTATTTGACTGGTTTGGAACTCAATGGGGTAATATAAAGAAAATGGCAGGAGATTTAGGAAGTGCATTAAATCCTGCAAACTGGGGTGGAAAAGTTCCTGGCAAATATACTGGGACTAACTATTGGGAAGGTGGTCTAGTAAGAGTAGCTGAGCGTGGAGCCGAAATGATTAAAATCCCAGGACAGTCTCCGTTTATTGCACAGAGTGAAATGCTGATGAACTTGCCGAAGGGTACTGAAATACTCAATGCTTCTAGGACGAAAAATACACTAAGGGATAGAGTAAATAGAATAAAAGAAAGAGCTTCCAGCTTGGGAAGTGGTGGCTCAACGGTTGTAGGTGGAGACACTATAAATATCACGATTAATGCTGGAAGTAATTCTAACGCAAATGATATAGCAAGAGAAGTCAGAAGAGCTTTGGCTGAAATGAAAAATAAAAAAGAAAGGGTGGCGTTTGGATAATGAAAACAAAAGTATATAGGACAGTCAGCGGAGATACTTGGGATTTAATAGCTTATAAAGTCTATGGAAACGAAAAATACTTTCATAGGCTCATAAGGAATAATCTTAATTTGATAGATGTATCAATATTCCCTGCGGATATTCCTATCATTATCCCTGAATTTGTTGAAGAACTGGAACAGGAAATTCAGGAAAGCAAACTGCCACCTTGGAAAAGAGGTAAATAATGCCACTAGCAAGGGGAATAAAGGTAATAGTAATATTCAACGGAGTGGATATATCTGAGGATATATCGCATTCCATTTCTTCTCTTAATTATACTGATAACAGTAAAAATGCCATAGATGACTTGGAGCTAGAACTTGAAAATTTGGATTATCGCTGGCTTAAAGAATGGTATCCGGACGAAAATGCTCAATTAATTGTTGGAATATATGAGGATAATGGAAAAGACGGAAGTTTTTTGGACATTGGAACTTTTTACATAGATGAACCGACTTTTGACAATGACAGACTTAACCTTAAGTGTATAGCAATCCCGTTAGATGGAAATATACGTGATCAGAAAAATACTAAAGCTTGGGAAATGATTACATTAAAAGAATTGATAACACAGATTGCAGCACAGCATGAAATGAATGTAGAAATTCATGCAGATAATGAATATTATGAAAGACTTGATCAGGAAAATGAAACTGATTTAGCTTTTATAGATAGAGTTATTAAAGAAACTGGACTAAGTATGAAAATATCTGATGACACAATAATAATATTTGATGATGATGCAATAAAGGACAGTGAAGCAATTGAAAAATTTAATATTAGAGATAGCCGAATCCGTAATTTTAGTTTGAAAAAGAAAAATAAAGGAATATATGACAAAGTCGAAGTAAGTTATTATGATCCTGATAAGAAAAAATTAATAAAGGAAGTAATGACTAAAGAGGAGCTTGAAAAGCGGAATGAGGTGAAAACAGATGCCTGATATATCTTATGCAGAATATAAAAAACAGAATGGAAAAAAGTCTTCCGGATACAAAAAAGCTAAGGCAAAACTCAAAGAAAAAGCGGATAAAAAAGAAAAAAGAAGTAAAAAAGAAAAGGTACAAAAAATAAAAACTAAGGGAAAATCTGACCCCAAAAAAGTGGCCAAAAAAACTTTAAAGGAAAATTTGAAACAGGAATATCAAGTAACTTTAAATGTTGACGGAAGTACTAAATACATGGCAGGGATGATAATAGAATTAGATGAAAGCTGGGGTAAATTTGAGGGGAAATACGTAATTGATAAAGTTAAACATGACATTACAGGCGACTATTCATGTGAACTTGAGTGCTTGAAAGTTGGAGCGAGGGAACATGCTGAGCAGAATGCCAAGGCTCAGACTAAAGAAGAACAAAAGAAAAAAGAATCAGAAAAAGAAAGAAAAAAAGCTGCTAAAAAATCCAGTAAAACGAATAAGAAAAATAACAGCAATAAGAACAGTAAAAATACTAAGGCAAGTAATAAAACAAGTAATAAAACAAGTAGTAAAAATAATAATCCAACTAATAGAAAAATGAGCAGGTAGAAAGGAGTTAAAATGTTAGAAATATTAAAGGCTGGAGAAGTAAGTGCAATAGACCATAAAACAGGGAAAGTAAGAGTTTTATTTTCTGCAGGAGACAATAAAACAAGTGACTGGCTTAACATTTTAGTTCCTTTTTCTGAAAGTCATTCTGACAATTATATGCTTAGTATTGGTCAGACAGTCTACTGTTTATTTTTCCCTGAAATGATGGAGCAGGGAGTAGTGCTTGGTTGTCCTATGAGGAATAGTTCTGCAAGTGCAAGTGAAGTTAAAAGGACTTTTAGTGATGGTGGATTTTACAGCTATGACAATGGAGTGCTGACATTGAATCCTGTTTCAAAAGTTGTGATTAATGCTAATACTGAAATCAATGGAAATCTGACTGTATCTGGAACAACTATTACAGGAGGAAGTATCAATCTTAATACTCACACTCATAGCGGAGTTACTGTCGGTGGAGATAAGACAGGAGGTCCTCAATAATGATAGGAAGTCTTGGAGATGTAATATTTGAAGTATCTGATAAAAAAGTATCTTCAATTAACAATGAACTTTCACGGACATATAAAAGTAAAATATCTGAGCATAATGCAATATACGGTCCTGGTATGGTAAGACATCAGGGAAGAGAACTGATAGAAATAAGTTTTGGAATTACTTTAGTTTCATCATTATTACCTGAGTCTTCGCCAGCTGAAGAGCTGGATAAAATAAAAACTATGTGGGAATTTGGAGAATATGGTTATTTAACATTCGGAGGGCAGACCTTCGGAGCTTTCCCTTTTTTGATAATAGATATGAGTGAAAAAAATTCGTACTTTAATAAAAAAACTTCCAGCTTTGATGTCATAAATCTAGAATTAACCTTAAAAGAGTATATAGATAATCCAAAACTGTATAATCAGATAATAGAGCAGTTAAAAGCACAAAAAAAAGAACAGGAAAAACTTGCAGAAGCGGAAGTTGAAAATGTTCAGGAAGAACAGAAAACAAAGTTAGATCAATTGAAAAATAATATAAATAAGGCAACTGAAAAGATAAATAAAACATTAGAGAAAATAGAAAATAAGAAGAATGAAATATTAGATAAACTTGAACAGATTAAAAAAGATTACAAAGTACATGAGTTCATGAATTTATTAAGAGCAGGATTAATTACTGCTGATAAGATAAAAGAAATGACTGAGTACAGTAAGACTATGAAATCTGAAACGGATAGACAAATATTGATGAATGTAATCAGAAATTATTTAGGAGGTATGTAAGATGATATATGTGACATCTGACCAGGAAATTAATTATGCTCCTAAAAATACTGTAGAAGAGGTAGTAACTAATGTTGGAATGCTCTTAAGAGTGTACAAAGAGGAACAGCCACTCAACCGTGATTTTAGTTTTGATAATGACTTGATAGATAAAAATATAACAGTTGTGGAAAATAAGATAATGGCTCAGTTGCTTGAAACATTCAGAAAGTATGAGCCACGAGCTTTACTTAAAACTACACAGATAACAATGAAAGACAAATACAAAAATGAATTTGAAATTACACTGGGAATAGAGGTGATAGAGATTGAGTGAAATAATATCTGAAGATTATCAGATAATAGATTCTGATGCTTGGGAAATAAAAAGGGATATGATAGATAAGTTTCAGGAACTGAGCGGAAGAACTTTGACTGAAGCAAGTCCAGAAACTTTGATATTTGGAACTGTTGCATATCAGTTAGCTTTGCTTGAAGAAAAATATAATGATGATATTAAGCAGAACTATCTGAGATATGCCAGAAATGAAAGGCTTGACCTGAAAGGAGAAATCTATGGGAACAGAGGTAAAAGGCTGGTGGAGCAACCAGCAATAGCAACTTTCAGATTTTATATATCTAGTGTTCAAGCAACTGACATAGTTATTCCGAAGGGCTCAAGAATACGTTACAATGAGCTTTATTTTGAAACAAATGAGGAATATAAGATATTAAAAGGAAATCTGTCAGTGGACGGAAAAGCTACATGTAATAAAGTAGGAACCGTTGGAAATAGTATCCCAGTCGGACAAATAAAGGATATGGTGGATATATATCCAAATTATCAGAAAGTTGAAAACATTACTGAAAGTAATTCCGGAACAAATGAAGAAGCGGATGAAAGTTACAGGGAAAGAATAAGGGAAATTCCTGAAAGCTTCACTACTGCAGGGAGTTCAGGAGCTTATATGTTTTGGAGTAAAACAGCGAGTACAAATATTATTGATGTCAAAGTTTATTCACCATCTGCCACTAATGTAGATGTGTATATTTGGACTGATACAGGCTCAGTAAGTCAAGAGCTTAAGGAAAAAGTAAAAGCGGTACTCAATGAAGAAAATGTAAGACCGCTAACTGATAATGTTAATATCAAGGAGCCGAATAAAATCAGTTATAATATAGATTTTGATTATTATATTGATAAAGATAATGAAACTCTTGTAAATATTATAAAATCTAACGTTGATAAAACTATCCAGGAATTCATCAGCTGGCAGAAAGAAAAGATAGGCAAGGATATTAATCCGGACGAACTAATAAAAAGACTTAAAATAGCTGGAGTTAAGAGAGTAGTACTGAGAAGTCCAGCATTCCAAAAATTAGATTTTAATCAGATTGGAATAAATAATGGTGTAACAAGCAACTATCAGGGAGTTGAGGAGCTATGATAACTGTACAGGATTTGAAATTAACTTATATAGCTGCAAGCTCAACTCTGACTGATGAACGGACAAGATGGATTTATGAATCTATAGATTATGCAATATCGAATCAGAAGAAAAGGATTATGGATAAGTTTTTTCTGAATATTAACAAACTTACCGAAACTGAGATTGATTATCTTTTATGGGAATATCATGTTGACTATGTTGGAGAAAACGCCAGTCTTGAAAGTAAAAGAGAACTGGTAAAAATAGCTGTAATAGCACATTTTAACAAAGGTACACTTGGAAGTGTAAAGGCTATCTGTAAAATTCTTTTTGGAAATGCAGAAATAAAAGAATGGTTTGAATATGGTGGAAGACCGGGCTACTTTAAAATATCTACGTTGGGAGAACTGAAAGATGAAAAAGATTATCTGAAAGTACTGGATGTGGTAAATGAATATAAGAATGAGCGTAGCTGGCTTGAAGCATTGACATTTGACAGGACTGCAGAGTTTGGAAAGCATATTGGTATATTTTCTGAAAAACAAGTGATTAATATTCTGAATGAAAGAGATTTTGAACTTCCTTGGATGGAGCAGAATTTAAGTGAGGGAATAATAAATGTTACAGTAAAAGAAAATACAATAGGAATCAGATAAAGAAATAGATAAGGAGGTAAAAATGGCTAATTACATAGGTTGGATATTGACTAATAAAGGAAGAGAACTTCTTGCAAAAGCAATAAACAATGAGACAAAAATAAATGTAACAAAATTTAAAATTGGAGCAGGATATAATACAGGAAATGACAGGGAACTGACAGATTTACTTGATAAAAGAAATGAATTCCCAGTAAACGGTTACGAAAGAAAAGAAAATGGGATAGTGGAATTTACTTTCATTGTTTCTAACAAAACTGGAAGTGGTACAAGTACAATAACGAATTCTTATAAAATATCAGAAATGGGAATTTATGCTCAGGATGATTCAGGAACAGAAATTTTATATGCTTACAATAAAGGGACTGATGGAGATTATATCCCAGTTTATAACGGTAAAAATGCGATAGACATAGTAGAGAAATGTATTATTATAATCGATCAGGCTGCTACTTTAAATGTGACAATAGACAGTTCAATGACTTACTTGACAAGAGAGTCAGCAGACAGAAGATATCTGGAAATACAGGCATTAGCGAAAATTATGGGACTGGAATTTGGGGGTAACATACAGGACACAGGAACGAAGACAACAGGAAAATTTTATTATGATAAGGCTTTAAAGTACTATTATGAGTGCATTGCAAATAATAGCCTTACATATAATGATGGCTCAAAATTTAGAGCTATCAGTAATAAGCCTATTTTGGATAAAGTGGAAAATTTATTCGAAACTCATTGGATAGATTTAAAAAACAATGTCCCAACAGGCAAAGTTTTTGAAACAACAATTAAAGTACCGACTAAGCCTTACAGAATATTTTATTCAGTTTTTACTGGCGGATCACGATTAATTGACTTAAAAGGTGCCGCTCAATACTCTACTAGTGAAATAGTAGTTAATCTCGGAGTTTCAAATACTGGATTTCTACAATATTCAGTTGCAAGAAACACTTCCGTAATAGACGGACGACACATATGTGTCATGTTTGTATTTTAAGTGAAATATGCAACTAAATATAAAAGCTAGCTGTTCCTTTTATTTCAAAAAAGTTTTTTCCACTTGCACCCCAAATGGTCATTCCTTGAGTCAACGGAATTAGTCTTGTTGAGCCATTCCGATTATTTTTCTCAGTTGTGATCAGAGAAAATTCCATGTTCAAATATTCGCTATTTGGAACAAACCCTTCAGGAAAATTACATAAGACAGAACCGTCAGTGTACGACATTCCTGTGCCAAGATTTTCGAGATAAATTGTACAATTAACAGCTTTCCCTGTTTTTACAAATTTTAAAAAGCCGTTTGCAATATTAATCTTTTTCGTCTTAACTTCAGATAAATTTTCCAATTTATACAGAATAAATAAAATAAAAAAAATAATAAGGAGGTAAAAATGATAATAAATATATATGATAAAAATACCTTACAAATAGTCGCACATCCTGTTGCGACAAACTTTGAAGATTTTAAAAATAATCCTGTTTTATTTTATCCCGACTGGGATAATAAGAGACATGTTTGCTCTGTTACAGAATTTCAAAATCCTATTTTAGTATCCGGAAATATACGGGAAATGACGAAAGAAGAGCTGTACGCTGTCGGGAAATACACACTTGCAGACAATGAGCTTGTAGAGAACAATAAAATTAAAACAGTTGAACTATCTGAGTGTGAGTTTATCGAAAATAACACAGTTAAACTGGATAGGAAAAAGAAAATAGAACAGATTAAAAAGGAGTTATATGAGCTAAGACTGGAATATGATGCAGCTCCGTTTGAATTTGAAGTAAAAGGCGTGAAATACTTGCAAAATAACCGTAGTATAGACCAGTCAAATCTGACAAGGATTGTTGTCATGTGTCAGGCGATGAAAAAGACTGAGTTTGAGAACTGGAAATTTTACACAAAAGACGGCAGTGAAAAGTACGTGAATCTGACATTGCAGGACATGATGAAAATGGCAAACATTATGCAAGCTCATACAACGAAGGCTATGACTACTGAGACATTACTGTCGCACAATTTAGAAAATTTAACTGACAAAGAGCTTAAAGAGTATGTTGTAAGGGACAAATATGAAAAAGCTTACAAAAATATGTAGATTAATCGTGTTAAAATCTCACGATTAATCTCACGAATAAAGGAGGTAGTATGCAGTTAGAAAAAGACAAGCTATATATAAGTTTTCATAAGCCAAAAACAATTGTTGGTTTATTGATATCACTAAGAACATTAGGCAAATATAGTCATTGTGAGCTTGTGTATAACGATTATGTTTATCTAAGCAATCCTGGTGGAGTTCGTATCAAGCCTTTTGTCTACAAGGGAAACATGGATATTTACGAACTTGATAGTCATATAGAAGTCCCAATAGTGCTTGAAGAATTTAAAAGATTAAAAGGCAAGGGTTACGATTACTGGGCAATATTTTTAGCTCAATTGCTAGAACTAGGAATAGAACATAAGGACAAATACTTCTGCTCTGAATTGTGCCTGCATTTAATCAATAAAGGACTGGACGATAGCTTGACTTACAACTTAAAGACATTAAAAGCAAGTGCATTTAGTCCAGTAAAACTATATAAATACTTAAAGGATATGGAATTGTTGAAAAGGAAGGTGGAATAGAAATGAAAGATATAAAGGAACTCATAGGAATAGAAATTATTGAGGGAGGAAGAAACTTAAAGATTACAGGAGTTGAAATTGAAGGGAAAAATATTGTTTTGACAACAGAAGAAACAGGAACAGTAGAAAGAAAGAAATTTGTACTGTCTCAAAGAAGCTTAAATAGACTTGAAGGTGTGCATCCAAAATTACAGACTTTAATAAAACTTGGAATAACGGACAGTCCTCATGATTTTATGATAGTACAAGGATTGAGAACAGCAGCTTATCAAAATGAACTATATCAACAAGGAAGAACTAAACCTGGTCCGAAAGTTACAAATTGTGATGGCTATAATTCAAAATCTAACCATCAGGCTAAAAGTGATGGATATGGCCATGCAATAGATTTTGCAATTTATGACCCTACATTGCCTGATAAAATTGACTGGGATAATAATAAAAAATATAGGGAAGTAGCAGACCATTTGAAAAAAGTAGCGAAAGAAAATGGAATAAACATTGTATGGGGAGGTGACTGGGTAAAATTTAAAGATTATCCACATATTGAGTTAGTTTAAGACTTAATTTTTTGAAATTTTAAGTCTAAAAAATTTTATAGACTCAAAAAATGAAAAAACTGAGTCTATAGAAAAAATGGCTTGTATATTTTGAAAATAAGCAATTCAAAATAAAAGGTTGCCTGATAGAATAAAATGCAAATTTGAGCCTTTCAGGTGGCTTAAAATCAAAATAATATAACTTTAAAGGAGTGATGTAAATGAATGCACAATTACAAATGATTTTAGTAGGAATGTTAGTAGATTTTACAAGAAAGGAAGTTTTAGAAAAAGAAATAATTTTTGGGGCAAAAACTGGAATTCAGAAACTGGAAGCAGTAAAAAACAATTTCTTTGCAAAATTTAAAGATTTTGTAAGAAAAGCTCAGGAAAGAAATAATCCTTATATCCCTGATAACATAGAAATTTTTTCTGAAGAATTAATGCTAAAAGGAGCTGAAGCACTTGAAAAAACTGTAAATATCGATGAAATAATACATAAAATACTTGGAGAAGAAAAAATGGCAATAGGAATATAGGGGGATTACTAGATGTTAAAGGACTTACAGGAAATAATAGATAATCACGGACTTTTCCTTATATTGTTTTTTTCAGGAGTGTTGTTTGGTGTGGTTGCACAGAAAATGATAGATAACCAGCCAGTAAAACCGTACGTAAAAAGAATAGCTGTTGCAGGAATGACAATGGCTATCGCCCTTTCGCTTAATAAAGTCATAGGTCATCTAAAAGCGGAGTTTTTGTATCCGTTAAGTCCAGTCTTAGGATTTTTTGGAGAAGCTCTGCTGGAAACAGTAAACCAAAAAAGATATGGAATCAGTACAG